CAGGTCCTGGACCTCCCAGGACCCGATGATGCTGTCGGCCTTGTCGGCCCCTTCTTTCTCGACCAGGTAATCGCGGATTTTCATGATGACCCTGCCGATGGTGCCCATGCGCCAGTCACAGAACTCGTAGGTGACCGCCTCTCCCTTGCCGGCGTCACTGAACTGGAAATCGGGCAGCCCCTTGATCGCCGGGGGCATGGCTCCCAGGTAACCCACATGCCGCAGGGAGCCATCCGGATAAACGGCGAGGGACTTCTTTTTGAACATCCCCTTGCGGTTCCACTCCTTGAACTCGTCAACCACCTGCTTGTATTTCAGGTACAGGCCATCGCCCACCCGCTTGATACCGTCGACCCAGCCGAAGGCCGGGGCGTTGTCCGAAGGATGGCCGATCACCAGGGGGGGCTCATGAAATTGCGGATTGAAGCTGGCCACCATCGTGTCCAGATCCCCGGTGGTCCAGAGCTTCTTATTGCCTTTCGAATCGGTATGCCAGCCGGCGGTAAAAACCAGATCCCATTCGTCCATTGACTTCCTCCTGTGATTTGCCATCACCATGCGTTTTTAAATGTTCCTTCTCGCGGTTTATAAACTGCTTTCCGGGCGCTTTCCGGGGTGCCTGCTTATCCATTTATCCATGGACCCCTGAAACGGCTACAGGGCAAATTTGGGCGTTTCATCACCCCATCAAATAATCACCTGCCGTAGCCAGCAATTCTTCCTCGTCGGCCTTGCTCGCCCCCAGGTATGGCCGGGCCGGCATCTTGATCGTGCGATTGACCGTTTTGGTGCGGTCTCCCTGGCCCTTCTTGGCAAAGCGGGTATTGCGCCCGGTACCCTTCAGGTGGAGGGTCACCCCTTCCTGCTTGATCTCCCCCCCCAGCTGGTGGATGGCGCCGTAGGGTGAATCGCTCCCCACCAGCAGGGTGTCATTGCCATCGAGCTGATCACTGATCCCGTCCCGGAGTTTGGTGGACTCGGTGAGGATCTTCGGGTTCTTCTTCCGCTTTCTGGTGGCCGGCTTGACATCCTTCCACTTGTTGCCCTGGGGATCTTCCTGCTTGCTGAACCGTTCGTCGGTCGAAAGGACTAAGACCTTGCCCATGGCCTTCAGAGCCGGGGCCGGGTTGCCGGTGCGCTTGGCAATCCTTTCCAGGGCCTTCTGTACCTTGGGGAGGTTGTTCTCGATCTTGATCAGTTCGTCGGCCATCAGCGTTTGTCCTTTTGGGCGATCTCGGCCCGGATCTTCTTGGCGATCTCCGGGGGCAGCCGGTCTATCCGTTCATTGAGGATGTCCCTGGACTTGCTGGCGGCGGTGCCGACGTTGTACTGGAAGCCGGCATCGATGCCGTTGGGGATCTCGAAGGATCTCCCCTGCTTGTCGGTCCAGGTGTAGCTGCCGTCGTTCGGTGCAGTCCGCTTGGCCTTGGCCCCCAGCCGGGTTATGTCCCGCTCGCCGGCGGAGAAGACCTTGCACTTGCATCCCCAGCCGTTCTGGGGGTAATGGGTCGCCCACCAGGGGTCATCCGCCGGAAGCACCGTGCCGTCCCAGGACATATGCAGCACGCGGGGGTGAACGGAATCGCCGTGCTTGTAGAGCAGGTATGGTCTGGTGGCGAGCACGTCCGGGTCGGTGATCCCCTGCCAGCGACCGGCGTTGTACGCCTGCCGGGTATTGGTCTCGTAAACGACCCGCGTCCGCCAGTTGCGGCCACCCACGTACTTCCAGCCGTAACGCTCGACGATACTGTCCCACTGCTGGCGGAAGTCGGCGAGGGTGAGCCCCTGGACAATGGTCTGGTCAACCGCCTCGCGGAGATCGGCGAGCAGCTCCCCCTTCATCGCCCCGGCGATCATGAATCCTTTGGCGTGGGCATCGAGGAAGAGATCATTCCACTTCTCGGTGGGGATGTTGACCTTTCCCCGGAAGAAGGCGATGGCCTCGGCGAAGGGGAGGCGCAGCGCGGAGGTGATTGCCGACTCGGCAAAGGAGTACTGCGAAAAATCGGCGAAGGAAGCCCCCGCCTCGGAGGCGGCTATTTCGTCCTTGACCTCGGCCCGACCGAGCAGGGTGGAGATCAGCAAGGCATCGCGGATGTGTGCCGCCATCGGGGCGATATCGAGCTTTGCCGACTGCTTGAGCAGATCGTCGCGCAGGTCGATCAGGTTACCGGCGCCGTCAACGATCTTCTTTGCTGCAGTCAGCCACTGGTTAAGAAAGGGCTCGGCAGCAGTCTCGGCCTGGACGGCAAGGAGATCGGCATTGTCTGACGTCGCGTCGCCACCGTCGCCAGGCTCGGCAAAGGCGCTCTGGTCATCGACGATGGGGGTATCCTTCGGGGTTGGCGCGGGGGGCAGCTGCTCGGCCGGGGCCTCTTCCACGTCCCCCTGCTCCAGGTTGTAGGTACGCTCGAAGTAGGCGCTTGACAGCCGCTTGCCGCTTCGCTCCAGGGAGGCGGTGAGCTTGTCGTCACGCTCGGCCTGCTTGAGGTCCACCTCCTTTTCGATGATGAAGGTGAAGCGGGGGGCGCCTTCGCTGGAACCCCAGTTCTCCTCGCAGATGTAGTCGATCACCTGGTTGTAGGCTTCCTCCACCAGCCGCACGTCGGCATCACGGATATCCTGGCGTACCTCGATGGAAAGTTTGTCATCCCCGAGCTTGCCCCCCGAGGTGGATTCACCCACCCCGGCATGGCCGAGCCATACCGTTGAGATGGCGCTGTTGGCTTCCTGGATGATGCCGCGGTGCAGGTCGCTCGTTGCCCCCTTGGAACCGCTCTCCTTGAGCTCGACGCTGCCGTCGTCGGGAATTACCGCCACGCCGTCCTGAATCATCCGCTCCAGGGTGTCGAGCAGATCGTCGATCTGATCCTTGGTTGCGCTCCTCGGCAACTTGCCGATGGGCCAGGTCTGGCCGAACTTCTCGGCGTACTGGACCAGATAGCGCCAGCCGCCACGCTTGAAGGTCACCGGCCAGAAACAGCGGCTGTTGAGGCCGAGGCCGTAGGGGTTCTCGTAGCTCGCCTCGTTGGTCGGGCAGATGAAACGCCGCTTGGGCAGCTCCTCCCCCGACAGCAGGTTGGTGCGGGTGAGGAAACGGAGCTGGTTTTCCTGATTGAAGACGAACCAGCGCTGGGGCTTGGGGACGATGTCGATGGGAATATTGATCCCCTGCCACCGAGCAGTCAGGAGCTCGGTCGGGCAGTAGCCATAGGCACGGGCGCCGCGTATAAGCTGCTCGGTGATCCTGGTGAGGGGGAGCTTGGTGAAAATCTCCTTGACCGCCTTTGCCTGCCGGTTTTTGGCCTTACCCTGGTCGATGTCCCAGGACAATGCCAGGGTGGCGTTGATGCGGTTGGTGATACCGCCGGCAACCCGGTCGTCGGTCATCAGGTCGCTATAGACTCGGATATCCCGCCCCTGGCTCTTCAGGATCGGGTCCGGGTTCGGCAGGTAGAGGTTAGTCAGGCCGAAGTAATCGAGGGTGCGGGAGCGGACCGCCAGCTCCTGGGATAGGGAGGTCGGCTGGGCCGGATCTTCGGCAAACTGTACGAACTCGCGTTCGTTTATCCAAAGGCCGTTACGCCGCATCGTGGTATCCTTTCAGCAGCTGTCTGCTCTGCCTGGTGCCGCTGGACACCGCCCAGACCGGTCCCGAATAGTTGTCCGCCGCATGGTGGGCGAGCATGTGCGCCCAGAATTCGTCTGCATGACCGACTTCGGAACGGTCGGCGTCAAAGCGGGGATTACCGGCCACGGTCATCATCTTGCGTACGGAGTGGTGGGATTCCCTAGTGGCCCTGTCTGCCGGTATCCTGGTCTGTCGATCCTCAAAGCGCTGCTTGCCGACGGTGGCCAGGGTCTGTTTCACCGGGCCGTTGAAAAGGACACCCTCAACCCTGCTGGTGCCGTAGAGCCGCTGGGCGTCTTCAACCGGTTTCTCCCCCATGCCGGTCTGATCCATGCATAGGCGCATGACGTTGTACTGGCTGAAGATCCGGGCCAGCTCCATGTCCTGCTCCAGAAAGCTTTTCCCCTTCATCTTGACCACCTCGCGGGTCCAGAAGACGTCGCCGATCTTTTCCAGCACCCAGATCACGGTCAGGTCGCGGCGACGCCCGATGTCCATGCCGACGTAACAGGGGCCGCCCTGATAAAGGAGCGGGTTGCCCGCCTCCTCATGCTCGCAGGAGACGATCAGCTCCCAGGTAAGCCAGGCGGTTGCCTCGTCAATGGGGTTGCACATGTATTCCTGCTGGAAGGTCTCTTCATCACCGGCGATCTCCCGGCACTCTGCAATGAATGCCTGGCGCTCGGCAGCGGTGAGTGTTCTTCCGGCAATCTTGTCCGCCAAACCTTGATTTACAGCATCTTCAATGGTTGTGGTGTGCAGGCTCCACTTGTTGCCCTTCTTGGCATCCTCGACCATGCGGTAATAGCGGTTGCCCTTGCCGTTGTAGGTGGAGAGAACGCGGACCGGAAAGCCCCAGGTGATGACCGGAATGGCCGCCTTCCAGAGTTCCTCGGGCTGTTTGTGGAAGGCGTATTCGTCAAGGACCAGCTTGCCTCCCTTGGAGCGGAACGCCTTTGGGTTACTGGAAAGGGCATTGATTCTCTTGCCGGTGGCATATTCGATGGTGTAGGCCTTGATGTCGTTCTCCGAGTCGATGACGATCTCGCCCAGGTAATCACCGGCCACCTTGAGGAGCTTGGTCCACTTGGCGCAGTAGAGGATGTATTCCAGGGCCGCCGACTGGTCGGCTGACGAAAACCAGATATCGAGGGGATCTTCCTGTTTGGCGGCATCACGCACATCCTCATAGCTCTGCACGTAGGTCATGCCGATCCGGCGGGACTTCTCCTTGATCTTCATGCGGCTTTCATCGAGCAGCCACTTGACCTGATAGGGCAGGAACCATTTCATGCTCATCGCAATATCCCCAGGAACTCTTCTTCCAGCATCTTCAAAAACTCAGGCGATGCCCCCGCCTTGGTGGCGGCCTGCTTGACGTTCTCGGAGGCGGCCTGCACCTTTTCCTTAACCTCCGTCCGGTAGCGCTTCAACTCCACCGAACTTTTGGAAAGCTTCGCCACCATCTCCCCCAAGGACGACAGGGAGGCGGTGGTGGCGGCCTTGTCGGTATTCATCTTGACCAGCACCTGGAAGGTCCGTTCCTGGACCAGACGGATCAAACCTTCACCCAGGGCGTTCTCGTCATCCCCCACCGTTTCCGCCAGGGCTCGGGCCTGCTCTGTGGCCATGCGCACCGCTGCCAGGCGGTCTTCAAACTCTGCTCCATACCGCTGCAGGCTGCTCTTGCCAATGGAGAAGCCCTTTTCCTCCAGGGCCTTTTCCAGCGCCTGGTAATCGGAAAAGTTGCTCTCGATCAGCGCCTGGTCCAGCCAGCTCTTGACCTCGGCGGGAAGCGTCTTTACCTTGGCTCTCGGCGGCATGGGCGCTTACCAGTACTTTTCCGGGCGGGCGATGCCCGGTTCGCAGGGGACGGTATACTCGACCAGGTCGATGCCGGGGCGGGTCAGATCGGCATGCCAGGCGGGACGGTCATTGTTCTTAATCTCGACCAGCCCCCGGTGATGGAGATAGTCCAGCTCGTTGCGCATTTCTCGGTGGGTGCAGTCCTGGATCATCCCCCTGACGGTGGAGAGAATCACATCCTCGGAGGTGCCAATGGGGCGGGCCGAGTTGAGGGTGAGGAGGATGTACCAGCGCAGGTTTTCCCGCCGGGCCTTCTCCAGATCGATCATTGTCATTGCATTGTGGTTGGACATTTGCGGCACTCCAGTTGTCTGATGTCGCCCGCCAGGGCGTCTAGCTTCGCGTGGGTGATGGTCTCAAACCGGATCATGTCTTCGCGGCGGTAATACTGGATGGGGAGCTCCCCCAGAAAGCGGAGGTATTCCTCCCGGTGTCCCTTCAACCCTTCCTTGGCTTCGTTGGCCGATTGGGCAACTTCGGTGATCCGCGTCTCGAAGCTGTTCATCATGCGGGTGATCAGCCAGCGGATAACGCCGATGAGGAAGCCACTCCAGGCGAGGGTAATGGTCAAAAGCACCGCCACCGCCTGCCAGTTGAGTTCGATGATCATCGGCTCACCACTCGTAGATGATGCCGGCCATGGCATGACCGCTGCCGTCGGTGGCGCCGTCCGCCTTCAATCCCAGGTGGACATCCTTAATGCGGAGAAACTTCCAGGTCAGCTCCCCCTGGGCGGCCTGCTGCAGGTGAATGTCCAGACCGTACCAGAGCCCCACCGTGCCGGTGTTCTCCAGGCGGAACCAGGGGGCTTCCTTTTCCTGAACCACCGGGGTGGTGATCCCGGTATCGGTATTGACGACGGTGACCACCTGGTAGCCGTTTCTGCTCTCGGGCAGGTCCGCGGTGGCGGTGGGGTGCAGGGTAGTCGCATCGCCCGCCACCGGGGCCGGGGCTGCCGGGTCGCTCAACCAGGGCATGTCCAGCTCACCGGCAACCTCTTTCTTGTCCAGGGCGACCAGCCCCTGCTCGGGACAGGGAACATAGACTTTTTTCACGTCGCGGACGGTCCTGATCTCCGCCACCCGTTTGAATTCCTTGGTGGTGACAGTCCGCACCTGGGGCATGGCGTATTGCCAGAGGGCGGCATAGACGGCGAAGATCAGGCCGATCAGGAGGATGGTGCGGGGCCAGTCGATCCGTCGCCAGTCGCTGGTGAAACGCTCCTTGATCGTGGCCGGTATCATGGTGCCTCCTGGGTACCCAAGCCGGGGCGGATGGCAGGGGGCGGAGTGTAGAGATCGGGCCGGCCCCCTTCCTGGGTTCCGAAGCCGGGTCCCCTGACAACAGGGACATCGTCAGAGACTGTCGGCGACGTGGCGAGCAACTCGGTCTTCTTGGCGCTACCCTCGCTGGAACCGAAGTAGTACCCGTAGACATCCTTCACCAGGGTGACGAGACAGCCGAGGAGAATCAGCAGGATGTCCTTGACGGTTGGATTGACCCCTGGGGAGTAGATGAGGATGAAGACGACAGCGAAGAAGCCGGCGATCACCAAAAGACCTAACAGTGCTTTGAAATCGAACTTTTTCATCGAAACTTTCATCGAAACCTCCTTGTCGTTGACGGATTTATGCGAGACCTGACCAGAGCTTTGCCTCCCGCGCCCGGCGTTCTTCCAGGTCATCACAGACCTGGCCGTCGGCATAGACCCAGCGGGCCATCTGTTTCGGCACGGCATCATACTGGCCCTTGTTGAGCAGCTTCAGCATGGTGCTGTTGGTAAAACCGCCGGTACCGGCGTTGAAGGTAAAGGAGACCAGGGCATCGAACTGGTTTTGAGAGAGCTGCACCTTGACGCTGTTTCTGACCGCGTCCTCTGCCGGGTGCAGATCCTGGGCGAGCAGATCAAGGGCCTGCTGCTGGGTGATGCCATCGGCATACTTGACCGAGACTCCGCCGATGACGATCTTGCCGGAAGTACGCTCCGACTTGGTCAGCAGGTGGCCGATACCGATGGTTGGGAGACCTGCCTGGTCACGGTAGACGTGCAGGACACAGCCCTCTTCTTTTTGCAGGGCTTGCAGCCCCTTGGCACTCATACGCAGATCGTTCATGATTAACCTCCGGGAATGTGGAGGGGCAGACGGCCTGCCCCTCCTGCCTTGCGTGCCTTATACCGTCGGCACATTTTTCAAGTGAACGGCCCAGGGCCTATGAAAATTTGGAAGTTGGGAGGATTGCCCCGGCTTGACTAGGTCCGGGGCAATCAGTCAAAAGGGAAGATCACAACACGGGGGCAGGATACAAAAAAACGCGCCGGGTGGCGCGTGGGTTTATCAGGATATGACAGTGTTTTTATGGGGTTAGATGAAAAAAGTGGGGATTATGGGGAGGGAATTCTGCCTGTTTACCCCGAAAAGATCGGCGCTGTCAAACCGAAACTGCTAAAAGTCTGCAAATAGCGCCATTTGGGCAGGATCGACGGCATTGCGGCGCTCGTAGGTGTTATTGCGGTAGAGAAAAGCCACCAACTCGCCGTAGTGGACGCGGCGGTGAGTGGTGATGGTGTAGCTGTCAAGGCAGTCAGGACGGCGCAGGTTGCCCCGTTCGTCCCGCTCGTACTGGGAGACCAGCCGCCAGAAGGTACGGTCGGCAACCCCCAAAATTCGGCAGACCTCGCCGGGATTGTAGCTGGCTTTTACCGGCAGTTCGGCGGCCTTGAGCATCCCTTTTAGCTTTTCCTCGGCTAGTTCTTGCTGGGTCATCAATCCAAGTCCTCATCAACCCAGTCAATCTCGCACTCCACTCCCACTAAATCGCGGCTGTAGACGGTAATGTCGGCGGGTATTGCAATCACATTCTCACCGGAGATGATGCAAAAGGTTTCATCGCCATGGATCTCGCCGAGGCGCTTCTTTTCCTGCAAGGTTTCCAGCACGTCGTCAATGGTCATAGATAACCCCTGCAGCAGCGGACTCCGCAAGCTCCGCCGCTGTGCTTATTGTTAGATATTCATAAACGTGATCCAGTGTGTGTTACTTCTCTTTCCAGACGGATGCCCGAACAGCGGCCGCCGATCAGTAAGCGCCAGCACTTCACCGACCTTGATTTGTGTCTCGTTCCACTTGAAAATGAGGATTCCACCCGGTTCCAGCACTCGAAAACATTCGGAGAATCCGGTTCTCAGATCATCCCGCCATGTGGCCACGTTCAGTTTGCCGTACTTCGCTTTCAGCCAACTATCAGCCCCGGCGCGAACGAGGTGTGGCGGATCGAACACCACCAGTTTGAACGAGGCCTCCGGGAATGGCAGGGCGCGAAAATCCATGTGCATGTCCGGCTCTATGCTCAGGGTGCGGGTGCCGTCCTCGCGGTGGGACCGATCCGTCACCGTGATAGTCTCCCGGCGTATGTCGCCAAACACGGCCCGGTCATCTTGCTTGTCAAACCAGAACATGCGACTTCCGCAGCATGGATCAAGTATGGTTTTTGTCGAAGTTTCCAACGTATCCCCCTGAATATCTAACCAGACGCGGCAGCGTATAAAACGCTGCGCTCTGGCCGTTACCGCCCCAAGAATGCTCGACCTTCCGACTCTGGGAGATCAAGCGCTATCCGCATGAGCTGACGACGACCGAAGAAGCAACGGACATCTGGTAGCACCGTCCTGGCGTCCTGCGCTCTGGCCAGCGCACCGACGATCCGCCGGTAGTCCTCGATCAGCGCCAACAACTCCTCCGGTCCACCAAGAGCGGTAACCAAACGGTCAACAGAGTCCTTCGCTTCGCTCATGCTCGTTACCTCCAACCGTTAAATGCCTTTGATGTCGCTGAAGTCGATCCATCTCTCCGCTTTTGAAAATTGATTCCTTATTTTGACTCTCCGGCCAGAAACGGATAGCACCTCCGCATTGTCATTTTGTTTCATGTTGCCCTTGTGAAACGTGATGATCCTGCCAACGTAAAGTTCACGTTTCAGCAGATCGTGGGCAGCTTTTTCCATGTCGTAGGCTTTTGCAAATTGTTCCTTGAGTACTCGCAACATATTTCCTCCGTGGCTGGCATTTAACCAGCCGCTCGACCAGACAAGCTGGTCATCTAAAATCGTTATGGTGTAGTGATATAAACCGCCGCAGCAACCGTAATCCAGAGTAGCACTTCGCTCCAATGCATAGCTATCTCCACTCCGCAGGCTTGTGCAGCCGAATAAACTCGCTGATCCCTTCATGGTCGAATTTCAGCGTCCACCAGCTTTCCCCGTACTGGGCCTTCATCTGGTTGGCGAACATCTTTTTGAGCCCTTCGATGGCCAGGTATGCCTCCTCTGAGGTGCGGACCTTGCCCCGCTTGATGCCCATGCGCTTTTCCAGGAACAGGGCCAGGCCGTTTTCCACCCGCCAGGTGATCAGCGCGGCGATCTTGTTGACCTTGTCCAGTTCGTCCTGGTTGGCCAGGGCAACCACGTTGCCCCCCCTGGGGATGGGGGGACGCTTCGGCTGCTCCACCCTGGGGAGCGGCTTCTTTGCCTTGTTGGCAATGATGGCGAAGCCTTTTCCCTCCAGCTCGCGGATAAAGGCGCTGGCCTGGTCATAGGTGAGCTTGGTGCAGCTGCGCTTTCCGTAACGTTCCTCAAGCATGTCCCGGTAGGTTTCATCGTCGATGTTGAGCTGGCCCTGGGCCATCTTGATGATGGTGATCTGCTTGCCGTTGATCGGCTGGCCGGGCTTCTTGTATTTGCGGTAGGTATTGGTTTTCAATTTGAACCTCTCAAAAGGGCAAAATGGTTGATACATCAACCAGAAACGGAGAAGATTTCATTTAACAAAATCTGGGAGAGGGGGAATACCGTGAACAGCTTAATCGTGATAATGAGTCTGAGTATCGCAACATTGGCTATGGTCTTTGCTTTATCGCACTGATACCTGCGGGGCTCTTGGCAACAAGAGCCCTTTTCCTGACTGTCTTGCTGGCCTTCTGTAGCGCTATTGGCGGGGAAGGTGCCCCCCCCTCGTTTCCGGTCAACGGCAGCCGCTGCTGCCACCATGCGCTTTCATCCACCTTGTCTAGTAGTCTTTCCATAGCTGCCTCATCGCCTGCCGGAATTCCTGCTGCCCCAGATCAAGCTCGACCTGCTCCGGCTCTGCTGCCCGCCCCTGGATGATCTTCCTGGCCCGGCGTTCGGCCTCTTTCCGCTCCAGGCCACCTTCGTATTCCATCAGGGCGGCCCGCTCTTCAAAGATCATCTGCGCGTCGGTCAAAGTTCAGCCCCTGCAGCTGCAGATGTTCCTCCAGGACTTCCTGAAGGAAGACATTCATGTTCTTGTGGTCCTTGGCCGCCTCGCGGATCTGGTCGGCCAGGTCGTCATTCACCCGAAAGGTGAAGACGTTGTATTTCGGATCTTGCTTCCACCGGCCCATCGCTACTCCACCACACCTGTGTCAAGGAATTTGGCAATCTCTAGACGCTCTCGGTTGGAAAGCTCGACCGAGAGTTCCGGGGTGTCTCGATCTCCGATGGTGATCTCTGCTTTTCCAGTGGGGTAGATTGTCACCTGGACGTAGGCCCCGTCGGTGCAGTAATAGGCCAGTCGCTTGGAATGTGTTTGGGAGTCTTCCGTTAATCCTCTCATCGCTACCTCTTGCCGATTCTAAGCGGTCGGCTCTGCCGTTCTTTCCTGATCTGTTCCAGGAGCGGTGCCCCCTTGATCTTCAGCTGCTGGCTCTCAATGACCAGGGCGTCACAACGCTTGATATAATCCGGCACCTTGATCATGCGGCCTTCCTCTTCTCCAGCAGTTCGGCGTCCAGCTCCAGGGCGTTTTCCGGTTCAAAGAGCTGGTAGGTGGGAGGGTTCAGCTTCTTGATGCACTCGACGCGGAAGCCGTTTTCCCGCAGCTCGCAGGCGGCGGCACTGACGGCGGTAATGTTGGCGCCGTGGATGATCTCTAGGGCGGTATGGGGCTGGCCGTCGAGCATGAAGTAAAGCACCCGCTGCAGACGCTCGCTTTCGGCGAACTTGGCAAAGTGGATGGTGCCGGTTGGTTGCATGGTTACCTCCTTGTTTGACCGTTCAAGGAAGGGCTGAAGAGCCTTCAGCCCTCGGCTTCAGCGGTCAACCCTCAGTGCCGGTTACGCTTGCGGGACTGGCGGACCTGTTGCCGCTTGGCTTTACGCTGGGCAGCGGCGAAGCGGGAAAGCTTGCCACCGGAAGTTAGACTGACATAGGCCTCGTTGCGGCCTGCAAGCTTCATTCTTGCCGCTGGAACCAGCGGCCTGGGTACTAGGACGTATTCCTGGGGAACAATGTCTCCTTCGGTTGTTACTCTCAAATGTCCTGTGCTGGGGTTCATACGGTCTCCTTTTTTGTTTTTGGACTCCACTTGGTGTAGGGGGTTTTTGTCTCCATCTCGACGGTGAGGCAGTCTGCGCAGTCTTGCTCATGCACTTTCTTCGTGGCATCAGCGCAGGTCGCGCAATTCTTTCCTGCATAGCTCTTAGGCTCGCACATCGCTCACCTCCTGATTGCTCACCCCCGTATGCCGGTCACAGACCCGGCGGTGCATGACCTGCTGAGCGACCTGGTCACACCACCAGTGCGGCACCGCCGATTTGAGGCAGCAGGTGCCGCAGTTCTTATTGGGGTCGAAGGTGTACTTGAAATTGTTGGCTGTGGCCTTATCCATGGTCCCCTCCTTTATCCTTCGTAGAAGATGATCCCGGTGTCATCCGCATCGACGTCGATTTCATCGACCGTGTGCAGCCCGTTGGGATCGGTATCCATGAAAACCTCCAGGTCGCCGTGCTCCGCCGTCAGGAAGGTTAACCGCTCGATAACCTCGGATGCCTTCATGGTCCCCTCCTTAGAACGCCGCGATGTCGAGCGGGATGGCGATGTATTGACCCTGTTCGTTGCGCTGGTAGAGCCTGACCTGTTTCTTTTTGCTGGCGACGATCAGGGCATCTGCCACAATTTCCATCCCCTCATTCCACTTGGCGTTGGAGATCTTGAGGGAGCGGAGCGGCAGGATCTTCGAGATGCTGACCTGGCCGTCAACCTGTTTGAAGCCGGTATTAACCAGGGTGCGCAGATCGGTGGCCTCTTCGGGTGTCATTTCCTCAAGAGCTTCCAGCAGCTTGGCCTGGGCCGCCTGGATCTCGGGGCCGAAGGCCAGTTGTTTCTGGATAGCGATGTTCAGCTTGAAGCGCCCATCGAAGGTCCGGAAAGTCATGTTGCCCTCCTCGCCGCCACGCTTGACGCCGTACTTCTCGAACATGGCTGTTACTACGGTGGTCACGTCGCGGAAGTTGTAGCCCTTGAAGCGCTGGATCTTGCCGGAGAGATAGAGCCAGAACACGGCGATCTCCAGGACCATGTCATGGTAGAGGAGGTCTTTCTCATGGATGTTCTGGACCAGGACCAGATCGCCGTTGGCATTCTCCATACGACCATCGATCACCTGGGGATGCTCGGCCTCGTAGGCCACGCGCAGGGCATTTTTCAGGACAAAGCCCATAGCCCCGTTATCGGTGGCCCGCTCGCGGACTTCGCCCCATGTGACGGTTTCCAGGTCGGGGCCAGTTAAGCCATTGTGAACCAGTTGTCTCAAAGCCGCGTCTGCCGCACCCTTGGCCTCCTTGTCGGTGGCGTGGTACTGCATGCCGGTCTGTGGCGCATAGCTGTAAAAGTTCATCCTTATTTCTCCTTTTGGTTTCGTATTGCCTTGGCCAGCTCGCTGGCGGGATAAACGATGTTGCAGAGGGCAAGGACTAATGCTTCATCCTTGCAGAATGCCGTTAGCTCATCATAACTGCCGGCGATGCTTTGGAAATCACCCTGGCCGTCCGGCAGGTAGCTGCCTTTGAAGCTGCCGCCGTCGGTGGCGTAGACGGTGACCTCGAAGCCGACACGGGTGATGGTGATTGCCGCGCAGTCGATCATGCCCGCGCCCTCCGTGGTTTCGGCACGGTGAGGGCACCGGAGGTAATCAGACTGACAATAAGGCGGCTGGTGGCGGTTTCCTTCATGAAGCGCTTGGTGCGGTTCCATTTGCGGCGGGCTTCGATGCTCTTGATGATCTCTTTAATCATGGTGTTCCTCCCTCGTTGGCTCCCCACCCAGGATGATGAAGAGCGCGATTTCAAAGATGGCGGCCAGGATCAGGAACCCGGCCCAGGGGCTGAAAGTCACCGGGCCTCCCGGAAGATCGCTGCCCCACGACGCTGCAGATAGGTTTCATACTTGCGCATGCAGTGGTAGCAGTGCTGGTAATCGTGGCCGACGGCGCCGTATTCGGTGCAGGCCCATTTCGGGCCGTAACCTGGAATTTCGCCATTGCCGTTGGTCTGGGGCAGGCCGGCGTCGTCCACCTGCTGAAAAAGGTCACCGGTGGTGAACCCCATCAATGTGAGCCATTCGCCGATGGCCGGGGTGTCGTTAACGAAGCTGATCACGTCGGTAATGAACTTTTCCGTATTGGCGGGGAGTCTACCGGTGGAGAGGGAAATGGAGACCTGGGCCTTGCTCCAGCCGGTGCCCTGGACCAGGGCCTGCTGGGGAATCTTCAGTTCATCGAGACAGGCTTTCAGCCTAAGCATTGATCGCCCCCTTCTGCTCGGCTTCGCCTGCTTTGCGCCCCAGGACCGATTTTAGGGCGTCGCTGCCGGTAAGGGCGGCGGCCTGCTTGCGGGGGGCGGTTTTCGGTACCGGCTGCGGCTGCTGGCAGCTGATCCGTTTCACATCCTCGCTGTTCACCTGTTCACGGCCATCGGCCAGGGCGGTATTCAACAGCTCGATGGCTACTTCCTGCAGCTCCAGATAGTTCCTTGCCTGGGGCAACTCGGCCAGGGCGTCAACGGCGGCTGCATCGAAGTGCTTACCTACGGTGGAGCGGATGTAATGGCCGGCCTCGTTGGCGGACATGCCCTGCATCCGGACCAGGTCGCTTCTCAGTCGGACCTCCGAGACTCCGGCCCGGTTCATGGGGTCCGACTGGGCGACCAGGATGATGGTGAACAGTTCCTTCTCGCCCATCCACTCTATTTCACGGAGCGTTTTCAGGCTGCGCAGGGTGGAGCTATGCAGGCGCTGCGCCTCCTCGATAATCAGTACGATCTGCTGTTTGCGGCTGGCCTCGCCGATGATCCGGCGCACCTGGCGGCTGCAGGTTTCGGCGCCGCGCTTTGGGGATTCGTCGGAAAGGTCAAGGATGATGGCCTTCTCAATGTCGGCGATGGTGATCTTTTCCTTCTGCGCCCTGTTCACCACCACCCGGCGAACACCTAATTTCTCCAGGGTCAGGTGAACGGCATCGCTCTTGCCGATGCCGCGCTCGCCGACGATGCTGACCATGGCCCTTGATTCGATGGCCATCGTGAGGATTCTCATCACCCTCACCTGGTCGCCGGTACCGAAACGCGCCTCGCGGAAGGGGTCCCGCTTGTGACCAAGATTTACAAATGTCTCCAGTCGTGTCATACTCATAATGTTCCTCCTTTTTGATTGGGGCGGGTGGCAGCCCGCCTTGATTAGCCTACCTTCGGCAATTTCAGTGTCCCTTCGTAATCACCCGATTCCAAATCATGCAGCTTGGCTCTGGCCTCCGCCTTCTTGTCGAACAGGAGCGGCTTGCCATTCTCACTGCAGTGCAGCCAGTGCCCGTTGACATAGCCCTGGATGCCGAACTGCCGCTTCATCTCTTTGGTGTTCAGCCACTGGCAGAGCCTGAATTTTTTGGCCGTAAACTGGGGTTCACGCGCTGCTGCTATAACTGCTGCGGCATTCCCCCTGACGGTCGTTTCACCCTCCTGTCTCATTATTATTTCCGCGTAATTGCTCATACTCCCCTCCTTTTTATAGTGCGGCCCGGAGCTGCTCCGTCTGCACCTCTGCTGCTAGCCCAGCCACATAACGCCGTGACAGCCCGTTTTCTTCGATCAATGCCTTGACCGCCACCCGCATTTCGTTGTCGAGGATGAAGCCGCACAGGGCTTGGAATTCGCCGATGGCGGTCTTGATGTCGGGATAATGGTCCACGTCGAGGGGGTTGGCGATCTGCTTGACTTCCTTGACGCGGGTGGGAATCCGGACCACCTTGCGCGGCTCGGCGGGTGCGGCAGGGGCAAGATTCTGCAGCGCCTGCTGCCCGGCTGCCGAGTAGAGGGTGGTGGTGATCCCTTCCAGCTTTGCCGCTTCCTTGCGGGCCTCCTGCTGGCCTGTTTCCTTGTTGCCCTTGAATTCGCCCAGGTTATTGGGGCGGAAGCTCTCCACCTCGTATTTCTGGCCATCGGCCAGGTTCTGGACAACGACCTTTTTGTCGAAGACGCCGATGATGACCTTGACCTCGGCGGAGTGCAGCCCCTTGACCTCGTAGGGGACGTTATCCACCCAGAAGACACCGTCCTGGCCGACGGTGCGCTTGATATTGCTTTTGGCGATGGTCTCCAGGGCATCGTCTGGCAGGATCGTCACGCCGCCGTGCAGGCTGATCCGTTCCCACATCTGGCGCCGGGTGTACTTGCGTTCGAAGCGGTGACGCATGTCGTTGTAGTGCTGGGAGTAGGTCATCAGCTGTGTATTCAGCTCCGACAGGGTGATCTCGAACCGCTTCCAGTCGGAGACGGAGAAGAACGGCAGCTCGAACTTCTGCCAGAGGGTCCGCCAGGGGCGTTCGATCTTGCCGTGGGCTTCCTTGTTGAGCGGGGTGGAAGGGTCGATGACGACGCCGCAGCGCTCGAAGAAGTCCTTAGCCTCGGGGGATTCCATCATGGGGCCGTGGTCCCCCTTGATCTTTTCCGGCACACCCCAGAAGCATTTCGCTTCCTGCTGCCACCAGGCCCAGGCGAGGAATTCCATGTTATGCCGGGACTGTTCCCCTTTGGCGGCCACATAGCGGCAGCAATGGCAGCCGCTGTGATCGTCGGTCATGCCGTATATCCAGGGGCGGAGGCCATCGACGGGAATCGGCTTGTTCTTGTAGCCCTTGACCCCCTTGTGCAGCTTGAGGAGGAAGTCGCCACCCGGCAGCGCCTTGGCGATAAAGAAGCAGTCGGAACTGGAGGCATCGACGTGATGCATCTGGTTCGGGTATTCGGCCTGGAAACGTTCCACCCGGCGCTGTTTGGCGTTCAGACCCAGCTCTCGGATAACCCGGTCGAAGGTGCCGGGGTGGGTATAGGCAAACTTGGCGCCGATCTTGTCGTTGATCAGGGCGATCTTGACGGCATCGGCAGTGGAAATGACACCCCGGTGGTCAGGGGGAGAGTTCTTGATGACGGCGACGGCGCGGGCCGCCACTTCGATGCCGTCTATCTGCCGCTCGCCGGTGCGGGTGCGGTTGGTGGGCATATAGCCATAAAGAGTCTGGTAGCTGACCCCGATGATGCAGCTCCATTTTTCGATAACAGCGGTTTTGTGCCCTCTGGGCGCGTCGCTCCACTCGGTTTGTACCTGGGCGAGGACGTTTTGATCGATGGTTGTTGCCATGACGCCCTCGTTATTCATTGAACATGTCGATAACATCATCAAGCCGCGTGCGCAGGTCCTGGAGGCTGAGCCAAGCTTCATGCAGATGGCCATGGATCTTGGCCTGGAGGTGCCGATCCTCTTTCAGGCGGGGATCGACAACTAATTTGGAGACGGCGATCTGGAAGGCGGCGGCGGTTTCCTCGACGGTCTCCATCTGCTTGACGCTCCATTCGCGGTCCTTTTCGTCCGGCTCGTACTTCTCAAGCTCCTTGATCCGCTTCAGGTAGTTCTTTTCCTTCAAGTCGAAGCCTTCGGTCTCCTCTTTGACGGCCCCTTTGAAATCCTTCTCCAGCCGTGACAGGCGTTTCTTGATGCTGTCCTTATCCTCAATGATCTTCTCGATGGCGGCCTGCAGATCCTCGGCATGATCTTCGTTGATGGGGATGGCTTCCTCGCCGATCCGCAGACATTCGCCTTCGATGACGACGGCACCGTCGTGGGTGAGTTGGCGGAGCTTGCGAAGGTCGCGATAGCCAACTCGTAAATTGGAAACAGTTTCCAAAAATTGCTGGCCTAATGCAGAAAGGTTCAGTAAGTCTTCATCAACTTTTCTCCGACATAACCCCGCAGCTTCACAGTATTTATCCCATGTTCCAATTCCTGGAAGGTCACGGTAAAGTTTTGCTTCCTTCATCTCTTTCAACCAGATCAAACTGGAAACGTTTCCGAATTCTACGACCGCATTCATTGCTTTGTGCTGCCCAATCATCTGGAAACATTTAGCTAAATTCTTCTCTCGCTCCGCCTGCTCAGCCTGCTGCGTCTTTAATGCATGCTGTTCTTCAAGCAGCTCGCCGGTGGCCAGGGCCAGGTTCTTGTTGGCCCTGGCCAGCGCTTCCTTTTGTGGGTCAATATCCGGTTTGCTATCCCCTCTTACCATTTCATACCTCCGGTTTTAATGTCTTATTCGCTGCAGGCGATCCGATAACAACGACCCAAAAGCAACGTGACAACTATCTGTAGTACTGTTGCCTGTTCCTCGCGGTTTCCGGCACTGGTTTGGATTATTTGGGCTATTTCAGTGGCCAGAGCCGCCTTTTTCTTGACGTCTTTTCCCTCTTTCAATAGGCTTTTGGAATCTACCCCAAGCTCTTCAAACCGTTCGAAGACTTCCCTTAAAATTGCCTCTTTTCTTTCAGTCTCTTTATCCATCTCATACCTCCAGTGTATTTAGTTCTTCCTGCTGGGCGTTGATCCTGGTCTGCAGACCGAGCTTGAAAGCGGAGTACATGCCCGCCAGCCTTACCCCCGGCTCGTACTGTTCGCCGGTCTGTTTTACCCATTTGCGCTCCAGGGCCACTGTCAGGTGGCTCATGACGGTTGGGTGCGGGAGATCCAGGGCGCGGCTGATCTCGGCGCCCGACACCGGCCTGGTCTGCTGATGCAGAAATTCAATAATGTCGATGAATTTGTAGTCCGATTGGACTGGCTTGTAGGTATTACTCATTTCAAACCTCGCTTGGTAAGGATGCGCATCTTTTCAGTTTCCAGCTGTTTCATCTTTTCCTGTATCCGGGCCAGCTCTATCAGATCCCGGTCGGCAGGATCTAGGACATCTGAACCGAGGGGTTCGAGGAGATACTTAAAGGCACCAAGGTTGCCGGATATTGCTGAAATAGCCGTTACATGCAGTGCTGACGGTTGGTAAGCTGGATCAGACGACAGGATCTTATCCAGCATCTCCTTTGAGAGGTCCTTACCAGTGGCCCGGCTGATCTGGGCGGCAACGATCCACCGGTCCATCCCGCGCAGCATTTGTGACAGCATCTGTTTCAAACCGAGGCTCAGATCGAATGACCCCTCGGAGAGACCGTTATCAATCAGGGACAACTGAGCGGATATGCCGGTATCTTTTTTCGCTGTTCTTTTGGACATGACGCGCCTCTTAAAACCCTGTTAATATCAAGACTCTTTTGATAGAATACGAAGCCCTGGAGGAAGTATGCACAAGACGATTGACGAGTGGATCAAGGACAACCCGATCATGTTGGCACACATGATGCGCGGTCAGGTGGCGGCCTCTCACCTGATCATCCTGGAGGAAATCCGCGCCCTTCAGGGCAGGCCCTTTGACTACACCGAGGAGTTCAATCGTCTTGCCGATCATCAAAACGCCCTTTCTGAATTTTTTGACCTGCAGTACGAGCATGCTGTAATCCAGCGTCTGAAAGAAAAGCGCGCAGCTCGGCAGCGGGGACGGGTGCAGACATTGCGCCCCGAAGAAAGCTGA